GGGAATCACCGGGTGCATCAATCGCATCATCAGCCAGCCACAGCACAACGAGTAAGCGGCATGAACACATACAAGATCATCAGGATGTTCCAAGCTCAGCGCCAAAACGAGGTCGTAAAGGCCGGACTGACCTTGGAACAGGCACAGGAGCATTACTCCGACCCGGAGACAAGCTCCAGGACCTGCACTGCACCGGAGAGCCGTGAGCGGACCGAGAGGTCTGGACCATGGTTCGACGGCTACTCCTCGGAGTAGAGAACATCTCGTGTCCCCCGTTGCTTGTCCTAAGTCCCGCCGCGTCGGGAGCAACGGAATGGGGCATGGTTACGACGCAGCGGGCTCGGCGACTGGGGGCGTCCAGAGGTGACCAGCACGATGGTCACCAACCCCCAACCCTTCACCCATCACTGACAGGAGAACCCATGTTCATTCCGTACAAGCTGGCCAAGGCCTTGGCCATCACCATGAGCAAAGACCCAACCCGACCCAGCTTGAATCAAATCGGGGTCCACGCCATCACTGACGACCGGCTCAGGCTTGAGAGCAGCGATGGATACCGAATGACACGACTTCAGTTTCCAAACAGCTTTGGCGCACGCGCTGGCGAGCGGTTCGCTATCAAGGCGTCCGACATCCTGAAACTTTGTGTTGGCATCGCCAACGTCGATCAGGGCCTCCAAAACATGGAGACGTTGGACGGGCAGAACTTCTTCCCCTCCACCGACCATGTGGTGCCATTTGAAAACCGGACGCCAGCCAAGATCGTCGGGTTCGATCCTTTGTTTCTGAAAGAGGCTTACGAAGTGATCGACTGGACCACCAAAAGAACAGTCCACAAGGAAGTAGGGTTTGGATTCAAGCAGCGCCGAGCCTCGAACACCCTTGTCAAGTGGTCCCACGGAGCCCCACATGAGCCTGTGGTCCTGACCTGGACGTTCGGCTTGACCATAGAAGAGCACGAGGAGCCGGAACGGGACCTGCGTGGAACCATTGTCCTCATGCCAAAGCGGATTGACTAATGAACATCTTCATCGCAACTGCATCCGCAGTCATTGCTACCTGGGTCACGCTCTCCGAACTCATCTACGACCCAAGAGGTGACCGAGAGGACGCCTATCTTGCAGTAGGGTCTCTACTGACGCTGCTTGGCGTAGCTGCACTCATAGCATGGGCCCTCATCAGCAACCTTCCTCCGGCATAGGCCGATCAGTTCGGCTGATCAATCCATCCGCAGCACAGGCACAGCCGCCTGTCAGCGTCATCGCCCTCCATCATCCGAATAAACGGAGGATGGGGGGCCCCGACGTGACCACACTCGGGGCAGGACTCGTCAATGACGACCGCCCAGCAGTCTTTCCATTTCACTCGCTGACCCGGAAACAAGACCATGCTTTCGTCCATGGTCTCTAAGTCTGGGTGAAGAATATACGGCGGTTCCATTCGAGGCATTACGTGTCTTATCACATTACTCACTGGACCAGGTGTCCATTTACACAATCGCTTGTTTCAAGCGTCGAGCTGTACCTCAGCCATCCAATATCAGTTGTCGGCCTGCACCACTCGACCTGGGCACCAATCTTTGTTGTGTGCAGCCCATCGAAGGAGGCCTCCAGAAGGCTTCAGGATGCTTCTAACGACCGAGGGCGAGCCGTGGCCTACTGGGGCTCATGGAAGACCGTCAACGGGCAGCGTGTGGCCGGATACCGGCTCCTTCTGAAGGACGAGCCGGTGCCTGGCCCAAGCACAAGGTCAATCAAATCACGTCTTGCACAAGCCGATGCCCAGACATAGGCTTCGGTTGGGTGATCTCCTGTCAGAATCAACCCATGCCCCCAGCCCCGACCCTTTCCAGGGGCTGGGGGCAACCCCACAGGGGGGTTATCCATCCAGGCCCGCTGGGTGTAGACTGAACCCTTGTGGGCGGTACTACGCGAGAGCCCAGCGGGCACACCTTTCCGGCCTGCGACGCCCACCAAACACCATCCCGCACACCATGAACGGTATGGTTCCTTGGGGGAAATGCCGCCAGCATTTTGCTGGAGCCTCAGGGGGACGTCGCAGGCCATCCATTCACAGCGGTGAAACAGACCGCTCACAAGCCCACCTGGATGGGCATCCTTGACAAACCAGAACCGCACAAGGTAGAAAACCTTCACTCCAATCTCTGGATGTGGCTCACACGAGCCGCCCCCCCCGGTCGCTCCGGGGGGCCCTCCAGGGACGGAAACACCAGAGAACCGGAGACAACATGCCTGAACAGGCCGGCGCCACCGTGCGCCGTGGACCCATGGGCCCGAGATGAGCGTTGCCTCAGACTACGGAGACCTGCTTCGGACCGAGTGGTCCGAGCCAATCAAGCCGCTCTATGCTCGGGTCGAGCTTCAAACGATCATCGACGCTGGAGACCTCAAGTCCTGGTCCAAGCGAAAGCTGCGGGCACGCTGGCGCTGGTCCTTTGCCAAGACCGCATCCCTCTGGGACCAGATGACCGGCGGATCGCATCACAGTAGCGTTCCGGTAGCGTCTGAATCGCGCTCCAGTAGCACCCAGGCGAGCCAGTCAGCCAGTGTAGAGGCACAACCGGTAGCACTTGAGTTGCGTGACGATTCCGTCTCACGCACGCCGGCATCCGCGCCCGGATCAACTGTGATTCCCCCCCCTCCCCCTACGGGGGAGTCTCCCCCCCACGGGGGAGAGGTCACTTCTCGACCCGAGATCAAGCCAAGCCATGCTCACGAGGTCTTCCTCTACTGGAAGGCCTGGCATCCAGGGGCACGGAAGCTCAGCACGGGAGACCGGACCCTCATCAACGCCCGGATTCGAGAATCAAGCATCGCGGACTGCAAGCTGGTCATCCGGTGGGCACATGAAGCCGGTGATGCCAGCTTCTTCCGTGGCGAGAACGACCGTGGCAAGAAGTACCTCGGGCTGCCAACGCTGATGAAGTCAAAGGGGTGGTCGTCCAGGCTTGGCGACGCCACTGACTGGAAGGACCGGGGCTACCAGGACCTCAGGCCAAAGTCATCCGCACAGGACGCATCGGTTGCAGACCGTGCCTGGGCCAGGCTCAAGGGTGTTTCAGGCATGGACTCTCCTCCTGGAGACGGCTGGCACTTTTCAACAAACAAAGACCCGAGGTTTGATTCCATGGCCATTGACGCAGTCCGTAGCGTCTGGGGCTCATGGAGGGAAATGGGCTCGGACACCGGTCTTGACTTCAAGGCCAAGCAGTTCAAACAAGCATTTTTGGAATCATACGGCAGGAGAACCACACCATGAACGACAGAACTTTCCCCAACGCCGTCGACACCGAGCGGTCATTGCTTGGATGCTTGATGATGGACTCAAGCCTGGTCCAAAAGGTCAAAGACCTTGTTGACCCGGAGGACTTCTACGAGGGGAAGCACCGCCGCCTGCTGGAGCTTATTCTCAAGATGCACGAGGCAGGCGATGCGGTTGACCAGATGACCGTCACACAGATCGTCGCAAGCTCAGGCTCCGACGAGAGGGCTTACGGCGGTCCTGCGTATGTCCTTGGGCTCTCTGACCGCGTTGTGACGATGCTTCATACAGAGCAGCACGCCAGCCTGATCCGTCAAAACGCCATCCGGCGGATGATGATGACTGGGTTCAAGGAACTCTCGATGAAGGCCCAGGATGGTGAGACCGCCCTGGCGTCAGTAGTCGCCGACTGCATGAGCCTGGCAAAGAGGGCATCAGAGCAGGCTCCTGGAAGGTCTGTCTGGAAGGACATGGATGCTGTCATTGACGCCCACGACAAGGAGATGGAGGAGAGGTTTAGGGCCGCCAATGAGCAGCGCGTGATTGGTGTTCCGACAGGCTTGATCGAGCTTGACCACAAGCTCGGAGGGCTGAAGCCCGGCAAGAGCTACGTCGTCGCAGCAAGGCCCGCGATGGGCAAGAGCGCTGTCTTGAGCAACATCCTGACCTACGCGGGACGCAACGGGCATCGGTGCGCCGAGTTCTCCTTGGAGATGGGGGACGTAGAGCTGTTCGACCGTCAACTCGCTGACTTCGCCGGCATCAACTACGGACGCCTGCAGTCGGGGAAGCTCGACAAGCTCGACATGACGCGGATGGATGATGCAAAGAACGAAATGTACAGCTGGCCAATCCACCTGGACGACACCCCAGGAAGAAGCATTGGCCAAATCTGCGCAGCGGCCCGACAGCTCAAGTCAAAGCACCCCGACCTCTCCTTGATTGGGCTGGACTACATCCAGCTGACGCAGGCGTCGAGCCCTGAGGCAAAGAAGAAGCGTGAGCAGGCCATCTCGGAGATCAGTCGAGAGCTGAAGCTGCTTGCACGAGAGCTGAATGTTGCGACGGTTGTTCTCGCTCAGCTCAATCGAGAGTGCGAGCGTCGGCCAAACAAGCGCCCCATGCTCAGCGATCTTCGGGAGTCTGGGGCGATCGAGCAGAACGCTGATGCCGTCATCATGCTGTACCGAGATGAGTACTACAACCCAGACAGCCCGGACAAGGGCGTTGCAGAGCTTCTGATTCGTAAGAACCGGGGTGGAGCAACCGGTAAGGTGCGCCTGCTTTGGGAGCCTGAGTATCAGCGCTTCAGCACGCTCGCGGAAAACGTGGTCACCCTGTACGGGTCGTCTGGCTTCACTCCAGATCCCGACGATGACCTTGGTTTCAGCGGTTAGGTGTCTACTTTCCGAGTGGCACCATGATACGGTCCAGACCAGATTGTTTCTGACTTAGGAGAATCCACATGTCCTCTACTGTCCCCACCGATCGCATTGTTCAGCAGTCGGAAGACCTCATCCCGCACGCGATGAAGCTGAACAAGGACACCTTGAAATCAGAAAAGGCCAAGGGCCCTCCGAAGATTACAAGCCCCGGCGTTCTCATGACGGTCGGCCAGCAGGCCATGCAGAAGCTGGTGGACGGGGCCTTTGAAAAGCTGGGCATTTCCAGCCCCGATGAGATTCCTAACTACCGGAACAAGCTGTCTGACAAAATCCGATGGAGCATCCCCAACCTTCTGAACGCTGTCACCGAGCCCGGCTTCTACAACATGGTCACGCGGCAGGCGTGGGGCGTTCGCGAAGACATCATCCGGTCACAGCCCAACGGAGATTGGCAGCCGACAGCTTTCCGGTTTGTCGAGATCCTGGATGAGACCAACAACATCCCCCACCTCCACCTTGTGATTCGCTGGGTAGACCTGAAGAACGAGACCGAAATCCGGTACGCCAACGGTGCTCCGGTCTCGTCTCCGACGGTCAATGTCCACAACGACAACCTTGGCTACAAAGACCTGATTGCCGCAATGAACAACAAGGACAGCGCCAACGATCAGCTTGTTGAGCTTCTGACCAAGTTGATTGCCACCCAGGCTGGCGTTGAAAAGGAGCCGGCAGTTGCCGCTCCGCCCTCCAAGGAGGAGCCAAAGGTTGAGAAGAAGACCTCGGGTAAGAAGGCGAAGAAGAACCTTCCTCCCGGCGTTTAGCTACATCTCATCCTGATGAACCGGGACTGTTGTCCCGTCATCCCTGAGACGCCCAGCGGTTTCCAGCCGCTGGGCTCTTGCAATTGCCTCGCGCTCCGGCTCTGGCTGATCAACGTCCAGGGCCTTGCGGACGTACTTGGCCATCCTGAGGACCTGCTTCCTGTTCTTTACTCGTGCCATGCCATGAACCTACCATGCTGATCAGCATCAGGACAGGGGCGTTGAGCTTCTACTCAGCAGCCGCAATCCTGAAGACCGGTGTGTCTGGGCCCAGATAGGCGCCAACAATGTTGAACTCGAAGTAATCAACGGCCTCGGAGTAGGTCATGCTCAAGTCAGACATCAGCAAGCGAATGCACAGGTCCTCGTCGTACATCGCGACCTCGCCCTGGCAGGGCTTCCTGACCACTCCAACCAAAGCCGAGTCCAGCCCGTCGCAGATCAAAGCATCAGGATTGACGTCTTCAAGATATGCCTTGATCTCATTTGGGCTCATCTCGTCCATGGCTTTCATCCTTATGTTTCGTTGATCAATCAAACAGGTCCGCGAGCCAACCCGTCTTGTTTGCCTCGACATCTTCCTCATTTGACTCGGAGCGACTCCGCGCAGACTCCAGGCCCGCATCTGTGAGCAGGAGGCTTTGGGTGTTCCCGTCCAGGTCATGGACCTTGACTGCGTGGTAATGCAGCGCAGAGCCAAAGCGCCGGCCCTTGTTCTCCCTCAAGGAAAGCACGCCGAGCTTTAGGCCCTCGATGTCCTCTGGGTTGTCCCCGCCTCGGCTTTGGGCAACCTCGAACTCCTTCTCGGTCAGGAGAAGGTATTCCTCAGCGGCTGCTGAATAGTCGGCCTCCACCTTCAAGCAAAGGTACTGGCTGCTTGAGCCAAACCTCCGGTCCTTGTTGTCGATCAGCTTGATCTTTCCCTTTGCCATCAGAACTCCCTTAGTGGAATGGTCGAGCCACACTTCGCGCAACCAGGCATGGGCGCATAAGCCTTGTGGCCGCAGAATCGGCAGTAGTAGGTCAGGGATGTGTTGGGAAAGGCCATCAGTAGACCTCCATCAGAACGTCGACCCTCGGGCTTTCTCCGAGCGCACACCACCAGGTTCTAATCAGCGCACAGTGAACCCTTGAATCCATGGTGTAGGCCCCGCCCTGCTCCAGGCCGTCCATGATTGACCCCAAAGCGTTGTCCGCGTCAGGCTTTGTTGGGCATGGGACCCGCTCTGGAACCCACAACTCCTTTGAGCAGGTCGATGGTCGGCTCTTTGGGCGCGACTTGTATGTGTCCACCGTGAGTTTGATCGGGCGGTCAATGGCCGGACGCCCCTTCATTGCGTACTGAGCCACAGTGGAGACCTTCTTGAGGTACGCCTTGTATTTCTTTGGCATGAAGGTTCCGTGCATTGTCACCCGAGGCCGGGCCTTCCCGACCGGGTCCCCTGGGACTGTGATCTGGAAAACCGTGGTCACGGTGAGCCCCACTCACTGAACTGCGGCAGGTCTGCTGGGTCGATGTCCAGCGCATCAATAATGGCCATGAGGACACTGTCCCCAGGCACTTTCCCGGCCTCTATCTGGCAAAGATATGGCTGAGTCACGCCAATAATATTCGAAAGCTCGATTTGGGTAAGGCATCTGCCGGTCCGGCGTCGTCGGATCAGCCTGCCAAGCTGCTTCCCGGCGGGCTCCTTGGCAAGGAGCCCCGCGAACCAAGGGTTATTCATGATTGATATCTCCAGTGGGTACTGTTATAGTCAACCCCGACAGGAGAAGTCCAGTAATGAGCTGCGAAGTATATGACCGACGGTCGACCCTCGGCTCCAGCGACATAGCAAAAGTCCTCGGCCTTTCCAGCTGGGGAGATGCTTGGGATGTCTGGCTCGAAAAGACCGGAAGGACCGAGACCTCGGAGGGCTTCAGTGGAGACCAGGCCGCAGGCAACATGATGGAAGACGCGGTTGCCCGCGAGATGGGCAAACGCATGGATCTCATCTTTGATCCCGGTCCAGCCCTTTCCGAGCCTCCAAACATCGGGGAAGAGCCGTGGATGAGCGCAAGAGTCGACTTCCGTGGGCGCGTGTGGAAGGGGCGAAGCTGGAAGTGCGGCTTGGAAGTCAAGACCCTGAGGTCGTTTGGCGATGATTGGGGCCCTGACGGCTCGGACCTGTTTCCGCCAGACAAGGCGGCGCAGGTCGTCTGGCAGCAGGCTGTCGACGACTCATACCCATTCACCATGCTCGCTGCGTGGGGTTGGTCGAGCTACGAGCTACGGACCTACCGCATTGAGCGAGACAAGTCCGTTGAGAAGGCGCTCGTCGAGCGCATGAGGGGCTGGTGGCACGACTATGTCGAGAAGGACACCCCTCCTCCGGTCACCGGCTCAAAGGGATGTAGCAGCGGACTGGCAAAGCTGTTCCCGACTCCGAAGAAGAAGACCTACCGTGGAGCATCCGACCTCGAAATCCGGCTTGTCGACGCCTACAAGCGGCAGGTTGACGCAGAGAAGTCCGCGCAGAAAGAAAAGAGAGAACTCGGGAACCTGATCAAGCAAGCCATCGGCTCAGACTACGGTCTGAAGGCAGAGAACGGCAGCCCCATCATCATTTGCTACCACCAGGGCAAGGGCAAGCGCCTAAAGCCACTCCAACAGGATGAATCTGAATGAGCAACGCCGTTGTAAAGTTCGAGGCCACTCTCGCGCAAGTCATGCCGAAGGTTCGGGCTGGGTTTCCAATGTCCATCCCGGACGACAAGCTCCAGCGGGCCACTGACCGCCTGATGTTTGCCATCAAGGCGTCTGCGACCGCAAACGCCAAGATTTATGACTGCACAGCATCCTCGGTTGCTAACTGCATCTGCCTCTCGGCCCTGACAGGGCTCCTTCCTGGCGGCGCAGTGCCTGTGGTGGACCTCATCCCTCGCCAGCGGTCCTTCAAGGGCCCACGGGGCTGGCAGAAGGCGATGGAACTCAACTGGCAGATCGGCTGGCGTGGATACAAGGCTCTCGGGGAGAAGCTCGGGGCAATCTTGGAGCCCCGTCTGGTATTCAAGACCGACAAGTACGACGTGCGGTTTGGATTGAACCCAGACCTGGTCCATGTTCCAGACCTCGATGGAGACCGGACATGGGAAAACCTCCGTGGCGCGTACATTATTGTTCGTCTGCCTAACGGACACGTCAGCTTCACGGATCTGACCAAGGCAGAGATTGAGAAGCGCCGCGCCGTTTCTCAGGCTTGGCAGTACGACCAGAAGGACAACAAGTCCGCCTCCCCGTGGAGCCAATGGCCACTGGAGATGGCCCTCAAGACCATCGTGTCCTACGCAGCCCGAAGGGGTCTCTTCCCCATCGACGAAGAGTTCACCATGGCGCTGGACCTGGATGGAAGAGAGGCTCCAGACAACGTCCTTGTCTTTGACGCCGAGGCCGAAGAGGTCAAGCCGCCAAAGGCGGAGCCAAAGCCACTGCCCCTCCCAACCGGCATGGGGGCGCTGGACGACGTTCTCAAGGCCGCCCCGGTCCCAGAGCCTATTCCAGCCCACTTCAGTGAACAGCCGCCCCCTGAGCGCGAGCCTGAGCCAAAGGCACCCCAAACTCCTGCGGGGTACAACGGTCCTCAACCAGCCTCAAAGCCGGGACTTTCTCTCGGGGGCGGCTCTCCTGGTGTCAGTCCCGCCGCAATCCAGGCTGCCGAGCAGCGCATCCCGTCGGACTCCGTCGCTTCTATCCGGAAGGATCTTGGTATCCGAAAGAACGCCCGGCTGGACGCAATGGAGGAAGACGCGAAGATGACCTACCTCGACTGGCTGGAGTCCGAATACGCGGAAATCCACCCAGAATAGGCGTTCTAACTCGTCACCGCAGACTGGACGCCAACAGCGTGGGCCTCAAACAGCGTCAGCCCGGACAGGTCGTCTTGAACAGTCAGGACGAGGCTGTCCAGGCTGTTTGGCCTGATGGTTATCGGCTTCGGCCAGCTTATTGTCGCAACAAGCTGGTCTGTTCCGGCTGCAATCCCATCGGTCTTGCCGACAATCTTGACCCCTGATCCGGACCAGGACGTGTACCTGTAAAGGTCAATGATCTTCTTGACCGGAGCAGGGAAGACCTCCACCGAGACTCTCGGGGAGCCCTTCTTCTCTGTCAGCTTGACGCCGTTTGTGAGGGCACCTGAAGCACCAAACACCCGAAGCTCTGAGGCTGTGGCGAGGTCCATGCCAGACGAGTGGATGGTAAGGATCAGATCCGTCACCTCATAAGTGACTCTGCGCGGCGGACTCAAAGTAAACTCAACGGCGGTCGATGAACCATTCACGTTCATCGCTGCACTGCTTGAGCTGTTGAGCAGCTGCTTGCTCAACAAGCGGTAGTTCTTTCCCATTAGCCTTCTTCAGACGCCTCTTCTGCGCCTTCGAGGGCTTCCTCTGCCGCGTCCTTCAGGCCTTCTGCTGCTTCAGCGATGGCCTGTCCGCCCTTCCAGGCCTTGGCGAAGTCCTCGGCGCCAATGCCGAGGACACCTGCGACTCCGAGGTTCTGGATGGTCTCCAGGCTCTCTGCTCCAAGGGGCACCCCCATGAAGTCAGCAAGCGCAACAAGAAGTGTGGTCGCGAGAACGATGAGTAGGCGTCGGCTTCCATAGTCCTTCATGATGCCCTCCGGGCTGCTCGGCGGGCCTGACGGGCCGCACGTCGTTCTTGTCTGTTGGCCTTGCGCTCGGCGCGAGCCTCGGGCGCCATGATCTTAGCCACAATGGCCTGGCCAATGGCGATCCCCTTGGTGATCACTTTGTCGTCGATGGCCTCAAGAGCCGCCCCCCAGGGGCCGCCGAGGAGGGACTCGAAGTCCAGCAAGTCGTCGGCGAGAGAGCCAATCATCTCGGCAGTCTGGTTGGGGCTAATGCCCAAATCCAGCAGGCCATCGGCGTGGTCCTCCAGCGTCTCAATGAGGTCGCCAGACAGGTCATCGAGAGCAGGAAGCTCTGAAATATCAAGGATTTCCATTCTATCTCTTTGTCTTTGACTTGGCCTTAGGCCTTTTAGGCGAGGAGTAGCCCTTCTTTGCAGCAGGCTTTGGCTTCATCTTGGATGGCTTCTTATAGGGCACTTCACTTCACCTCAAGGTAGCTAAGGATCCCAGCGGCAAGAGCCTCGCCAACCCGGACAAGGCCATCAGCATACCAAAGGTGTCGATTGTCGGCACCGTCGATGAAGCCTGGTTCAAAGCAGATGCCTGAGAGATTAGCCGGGCCTTCGTAGACCCCGCTGATCGTGTTGTAGGCATTCCCCCAAAGAGAGGGGCTGGCTGCTTCGCTTCGGGACTTGCTTACCAGCTTCCCAAGCTCAGCCGACACCGCATCCGACAGGTACTCCCCTGCGCTGCTGCGGCTGTCGTAGCAGACGAGCCCATAAGAACCGCCACCTGCATTCACATGGCAGGCGACGTAGACGCACTTCCCGGTCACAGCCTTTGCGGCTTCCCGGACATAGGCATGGCGGGCACCGTACCAGCCGTAAGCCAAGACAAGCGCGGGAATGCCCGCAAGCTCCAAAGCGGCCTTGGCGGCATTGATGTAGGCGCTCGAAAGGTCCGTCTCCCGAAGCCCCTCGAAGCTGGCGCCATGGTCGTCCTTCCCTGGCTTGCCGTGGTGCTGCCAGTCGAGAATGACGTAGTCGCTCATGGGGCGACCGACGGCCCGAAGACAGGCACCGGAGCGAGTATCATGTCCCCGGAGTCGTCGGCGATCTCCGACGTCTCCAGCGAGACGAGTGCGGGCTGCTGCCGTTCCTGGTGAGCCTGCATCGCCTTCTTCAGCAGTTCGATGTCGATGGTCCGCACGTCCTCCGACATCGCCTCCAGTTCTCCCATCAGTTCCTCGTGGGCCTCCTCTGCCGCAGCTTCCGGGGAGAGAACAACCTCTCTGCCTTCGGCGGGCTCGCCTGCGGTCGACACAGTGACAGCGAGGAGGAGGGAGAACATGGCTTACTCCAGGACAGTGATGGAAGAGCAGCTCTCAGGCAGTGTAGGACATGGCCCCTCTATCTGTCCGATAGCAACTTTCAAAGAGCACACCTCGATCCGCCCTGCTCGGACCTCACACAGCGCCTCGCCGTGCTGCCGCTGGGTCGCAAAGGGAAAGTCTTCGGGATCGACGTAGCCGGCATCTACCACGTAGTTGATCACCATCGTGGAGCCGAAGAGCACACTTGCAAGCCAGACCACCACGCGGGTCGGCTCATTCTTGATCGTCCACCAGAGCCACGCCCAGGCATCCCGCCGCCACTGGAT